CCCGTAGATGTCGAGATACGAATGATAGCTTGACGACTACGAGCACGTGTTCTTATAAATTGTGTTGTCGGTGTTACTACAAAAGGACCCTTTTCTCTAACTTCGCCATTGGGAAAGTTTTTAAGTTTCATATTTAAAGTAACACGACCACCATCATTTATTGTAAAGTCTGGAACGATTCTATCCAAGTACATAATGCTATCTCCTGGTCCATACGATGGTGGAGTTGTGTCAAATTCTGACGATTCAAGAAAAGCTTCTTGTCTTTGTCCATCAGCTGTATAGATACCTTCGGGTTCATTTGTGTATAAATAGTTATCACCGTCTGCTTCTTGACCAGTTGTTATTATGTTTTGGAAAACTTCTTTATCTTCCCATGTTGTAAATATAGTTGTACCAAATGTCCAATAATTTTCAACAGGATTATAACTTACATACCTATCGACTTCATTTGAATCTTTACTAGGGTATAACCATGTCACTTCTCTAAACTCTTGGTTCGTACCCGCATACACTTTGTTTTTCTGGTCATAGTTAAAATCATCAAATACATAACGACGAACAGTACATGGTAAATTTTTAACAGCACCATCATACACAAAGAAATCTTTGGCACCCATCCAGAATATACGACCATCAAGTTCGATTGCTGCATGTTGCCCAGCTATACCACAGTTAGAACCTAACTGTCTAAAGTTAAATATAAATGGTGGACCAACAAACTCCATGGCATGTACAGCATTATCTGTCCAGATTAGTGATTGGTTACGAGTGTTAAGTCCCGTAATTAATTCACTACCATCACCCAGTTGATTTTCACCTGATGTACTACTGACATTTACATTCCAATTTGTATAATCGTTTTGGTCTGACCACCTAACAAGCATAGGGTCAAACCCACTAGCTACACCATGTGTGCCTAAACAAATAACATGTCTGTCTTGTTGTGATACAAACATAAAGTTAGAAGCACTTGGAGCTGTTGATACAACAACGGCTCTATTAGCTGTACCAGCCGATTCGTCCCATACATATAAACGTCCCTCTCGTGGTAAGGCTAATAAGTCTTCTCCAAAATTATCAAGTGACCATTGTCTCAATGGTTGTGTTTGAGTATCACCAGATATACTGGCAGGGCTATTCCATGTTCTGGCTCCTGAGATTGACACACCCGCATTATATAAACCCACACCCCAACCAAGTTCGGGAATGTTTTGTGCACCACCTGAATGTATATAGAATTGAAACTTAGATCGTGTTGTTATTGTTGTAGTTGCCGATGAAGCTACTGTAGTATTAAATGTAAAATTATTAGATGTAGCTGATACGACTTCAAACTGACTATTTAAAAATCTATGATTACCACCCACAGTGGCTGACGATACCAGAATAAAATAATCACCAACTTTAGCACCGTGACTGTTAGCTGATACAAGAATACGTGTGTTAGAAGCTACTGTTTTATAGGTAACACTTGATGTTGTTGAGGTTCGTAGAGGTGTAACATCAAAGTTAGCACCGCCTGCGTAAACATACAGATGACTAGGTGTACCAAACGAATGATATTTTAAAGCCTCGTTACTTGTAAATGAATGCGCTGATCGACCAGTGCCAATGAATGCTTGTTGTACTCTCTTCTCGTAACCACGAATGTTCTCTGGTTTGCCTGCACGGAACCGTACCTTATCACCATTATACCACCCACCTTTGGAGGCATACTGTGTAGACTCTCTGTCTATCCCCGGTCTGAAATTTACATCAAATAGAATCGTATCGGTGGACATTTACTCTCTCCACCTTTCTCTAAGCCTCATCTGGATTAGCTGGCCAGTGCCATAGATGACCACTAGCTACAGATGTCATTGTTCCATCACTAGCTGTTGCATAAGTTACATATAATCCTGGAACATCCGTGATTGTTGTTACAGCATTGATAGCCGTCTTCATAGCTTTAGCTTGAGTTCGTACACTGGCTCTCCATGTTTTCCAATCGTCAGCTATAGTTACACCCGTTTCCATTTGACGTGTAGTCATCCAGTCTGATGGGGCTAATACTTTGTATGCATTGTCATCAACTTGTTCTAATAGTCTAGTTTTTAAACCTTTTGTAACAATTTGTTTACCATTGCTATCTAAAATTTTATTACCCTTATCATCAACCGCATTAACATCTACAAGTGTATGTGTTTTTTTAGCATAATGAATAGCTACGTGATCGGTGTTGACAGTGTAGGTTACACCACCAGTTGGTGTATGAGTCTTACTATCTATTGTGCTGGTAATTTGTGTTGGATAGATACCAATATTTTTAAGATCAGCTTTTGTCCATGCACTAAAAATACTACTAGGGTATTGGATACCTTTTATGGTTACAGCTTTTGCACCATTCAGTATCTCAATTACTTGATTGTTTTTTACTATTGCCCAAGACATAATACTCCTTTACGTATGTTTCTATTATTAAATATTTGTTTCATATATACAACCCTATCGTGCAGTTACAGGACTCGTGCCATCACCAACGAATGGATGTTCAGCAAATGCCATATAAATATAATTTTCAGTACTTGTATTATATGCAGTTCCAGTTAGTCTTAGTTTAAAACCATTACTAAGATGGTCAAGAGTATAACCAGTTCCTTCAGCCACATTTAAGTCTGGAATTAAACCTTTATCAGTTGGATTAAAAGGATCTCTAGTAGTATCAGTAAGTACCCAACTTTTGTTACTATCTAAATTTTTAATCAGTATCCAAGCTGGTTTAAATCCTGTATACACAAATGTACCATCTACATTTCCATTTCCAGTATATTTTCCAAATCTACTAAAGCCATCTACAGAGTGCCAGCAATAATGAATCATAGCTTGCGAACTACCATTAGATTGAAAATTAGCACCTACATTAATAACTGAACTTGTCGGTGCTGTACTATTCCACATTGTACTTGAAGAAGTTTGTGTTGCATTTGTATCTAAAAAAAGTGTGTATGCTGCACTTGTCATATCCTTATGATAAACAGCCCAACTTGCTGAGGTAGCAAGATTTTTTGACGCAATCCATTCTGGTGCTGACGATAATCCATGTCCAACTGTAGCATTAGCACCAGTTCCAGTAAATTGCACAATACTAAATCCAGCCGTTGTGTTTGCTTGGACAACACTGGCGATTGAGCCATTATTGTTTGCAGAAGTTGTACCACCATTTCCTACCCAGTTCCAAGACACAATTCCATTCCCAGCAGCATTAATAAAATTATATTCTCCACAAGAATATCCACCTTTTAAAAATTTTGACATTCCCCTTTTATCATAATCTTGTTCACCATCATCTCTATCAACATAAAGATGTTTACTTTGACCACGACTAGAATCAACTATCATATTATTATTCGTAGTATCACGATTTTTAACCCAAGTAAGTGAAGTTACACCTCTGGCTGTTTCTGTCATACTATCTGTGGTTAGCATTTTAAAACCTGAAGGTACACTATGAAAAAAGTTTCCGTTACCATCTTCATCTGTATTACCACCTGCTGTCTCATAACCTGCAAAAGTTCCGTTATCTCCAAAGTTCCAAATAAAAGTTATTGATGTATTTGACATAGCTGTAAAACAAGCTGACTTTGAACTATCAAAAGTTGTGCTACCTATAAGTGAACCTGAATTATCATAAAAACTTATTAAGTCATTATCTAAATCTAAAGCAATACCAATAACATCTCCAGCACTAATGGTTACTGAAGGATTAGAAGTAGCAGTAGAACCAAATCTTAATTCATTTGTTCCACCATTTACATACCACAAAGCTGAACCACAGCCATTACTTCCACTATGTCCAACATATACATTAGTGGATGTAGTGACAGCTTCTAAATCCTCTTGAGTATAACAACCAAAAGCTAAAGTGTTACCACCACCATTACCACTTGTCCTTACTTCAGCATAAAATTTTCCAGAACCTTTAGGTCGTAAAGTTGAACACATGGCATAACCCTTGTTGGTTCCATTTGTGTAAGTTGTTAAATTACCTTCATATAATAATTGAGAATAACTAGGGTCGTATGGTCTCATTATAGGTAGATTATTTGTAGGTGTGTCATTGCGTTGGTCAGATGCTGTTAAACCACTAGAGCTAAAATCATTACCATTTCCACTGGTATCATCTCCGAGTGCTGAGTCTGTACCAAACTGTAACCTAAATCCGTTACTCCCATACGTAATACCACTTAGTTCTTTCGGTATCCATCTACCTGTTGCAGTATCCGTAATTCCAAAATTATCTACTGTGGTAATTACACCATCACAGTAATTAAATTCAGCAAGATACCCATCAAAAATTTGTCCAACAAAGTGTGCACCACAACCAATTCTTTGTGTTGTTCCATCAGATAATCCTACAACATCTGTGTTTTGACCTGGGTTACTATCGGAACTCCAACTTGTTATTTGGTCACCATCAATCCATACCTTTGACCTATCGGTGGCTGTGCTTTGACTTACATCAATCTGCCAATGACAATGATACCATTTTGAAGAATCCTCAAATGTCATGTTTGTTATTTTTTGATATTCTGTGGTTCCGTTAGTTAAACGAAATACCAATCTATTTGATGTGTCAAATCTTACTAGCAATCTTGTTGAAGGAGCCGACCCAACATGTATCATTTCTGCTCCATAATTCGTGCCTCTTTTAAACCACCATGAAAAAGTAGCTTTTCTTTTTTGGTCACCTGTTCCACTGCCTTGAGTTCTTGTTAGATAAGGATTATCTCCATCATTATACATAACACTTTTAGAAACACTTCCATTATCAGTAAAACTTACAAACTTACCGACACGTTGACCCTGCCCATTGCCAGAATAAATTATTGGAAAGAAATACTCTTGTCCATTTGGTATTGTTGGTGCTGCCATATTATTAACTCCCTAAATTTTTTGTACACAAAGCCTTATATCCACTTGGTACACTATAATAAAAATTACCTATTCCACTTGCATCTTTGTTTCCTTGTGCAGTGACTCCATTACAAAAAGTTCCATCTTGACCAAAGTTCCACATAAATCGTGATGTTGTAGCAGCTCCAGTATCATCACTTGCACCTAAAAAATAATCTACCCCTCCAGTAATACTTATCGCACCTGTGCCAGAAGAACCACTTGCTGGGTTACCACTATTTTGAAAAGTTCCATTTTTAGAAAAATACAATTTATTATTATCCATATCCACTGCTATACCAATTATGTCTCCATTTGTATATGAATTACCATAACTTCCTATTGGTTGAGAATCATTGTTATATACATTACCATTACTATAATATGACCAAGTTGTGCTTAATTCTCCCAAATATTCACCAATACCTGGCGTTGGTTCTTGCGTAATACCAATACCACAACCAGAACCAACTTCATAAGCTCTTACTTCTATATACCATTTTCCACTTGTGGGTATTTTTTGTGTAGTAGTGTGAAAAGTAAAATTACCAGTTGCTCCACTTGTAGTTACATCTAAATTTCCATCTTTAAATGTTCCAGCAAAAATATAATTATCTAATGGATTTGCTGTACAGAAATTATTTGTGGGTGAGTCAAGAACTTGGTCGTGTGCTCCAAGTCCACTTGTACTGAAATCATTACCATTACCCGATTCGTCATCTCCTAAATCTGAAGCATCTCTGCCATCAATATGAAAACCATTATTTCCAAATGTCAGACCACTTATATCTTTAGGAATCCAAATTCCAACATCTTCTTTAAATTCTCCAAAATAACTAGGGTCTAATGCTTGTCCATCTATAAATGCCATTTCTGCAACATAACCATCAGAATGACCACCACCATATACTGGTTCACCAATTCTATGCTCAACTGCTGTATTAATTCTTGATGCTAAACCAGAACTAGGATATGTTTCTGTTGAAAAAGCTGTTATTCTTTGTCCGTTAACATAAGCTTTCATTCTTTCTGTGCTTATTGTATTACTACTATCAAATACATATACAAAATGATAAAATGCTGAAGGGTCCCTAAATAATTGAGTGCTTGTTAAATTATAATTATAACTTGATGATGTTCTTTTCCAAAAATAAAGCTTTTCATAACCAGAACTGCCTCCAAAACCTACAAAATCTTCATTACCAGAACTACCACCAGCTTCTAATAATCTCATTCCACCAGTCTGTCCTAATTTAGACCAAGCAGATAATGTCCATTTATTTGCATCAGTTGCTGTACCAAAAGTTCTTGACATATAAGGACTATCACCAGGGTTAAACCTAATTGATTGACTAATCGTATGTCCTGTGCTAGCTAAACGATTACCTGGAATTATTATTGGCATTTAGAAGTCCTCCAGCTTTGGAAACTCCCCTAAAGGTCTGCTCATTACAGGTTTAGATTCTGTACCTGTATTTGAATATTTATATAGCGTTTCTAAAACTCTTACATCTTTTGTTGCTTTAATCCTTGTGACCATATCATTTGATTTTGCTCGCACTGCTGTTCTAAATTTTGCGACATTATCTGGCAACGAGTAATCAGAAACTTCACTTGCTTTAATCACCATCCAGTCTGTACCCTTTAAAATATCATAAGCTTGTTGGTTTACTTCATTAACTTTTCTAGTTTTTAATCCTTCAACAGTGACACCATCAACTGTTTTATCTTCCATTTCATGGTCTTCTGCTGTTTTCCAGACCTTTTTTACTACTTTATTTGTTGCATCAAAAGTATAACCACCCTCTCTATTTTTATAAAATGTATCATCTTTAACATTACTTCTATCCTCTTGAATTGGATAAAGACCTATGGCTGCCTTTTCTTCAGCACTCCAACTTGAAAAAATATTTGCGGGATGTTTAATATCGTTATGCTCAAATGCTTGAGCACCATTAAAAATTTTAATTACCTGATTTGCTTTAACTAATGCCCACATAATTTCTCCTAACTTAATGTTAATGCAAGATTTCTACCTACTTCAACAAATTTGGATCCATTGTAATAAAATACAAAGAAGTCACCTTTTGAAGCAGTTGTAGTTAATGTTGGAGCCGTATCAGATGCAAACTCATAGTTTGATGAAAAAGATAAAGTCCTTGAACCTGTACCATCCTGAATTACTAATAAGCTTACAAATTGACCTGTGACACCATTAGTTGCATTATTTAATGTTCTGTTACCAGCTAGGGTAACTTTAGCAACTGGTTTAGCTTGTAAGTCCCAATCAATATTAGCTCCATCTGTTAATGTTTGTTCAGGAATATAAGCAGCATCATTAAATTTAAAACGACCAGCACCTTTAGCAGTAAAAGCTAAACCTACATTTGTATCACCACCAGTAACTGCAAGTCCTACATCATTTCCTGTAGCAGCGTTTGTTATTTCTAACTCATTAACAGCACTAGTTGTTGTTTGAAAAATTATTTGTTCATTACCATTAGCATCAGCAATAAAACCAGCATCTGCAATTTTTGGTTTTGTTAAAGTAACGGCACTGACTGTACCCCCTGCAATTGTTGCTGAGTTAGTAATACTACCAGATGTTGTTGCTCCGTTGATTGTTGGACTGGTCAATGTTTTGTTTGTAAGTGTGTCAGTGGAAGATGTGTTAATAATACCTGTATCAACAACATTTGTACCATCAGCGAATAATACTCTTACCGATTTATCAGCAGCAACAAAAGTATATCCTGTACCACTAACTGTTTTGAACTGCACTGTATGTGCACCTGAAGTGCCATTTGAAACAATATAAAATTTTTCCATGCTATCAGGAACTGTAACAATTCTATTTCCTGTAATTGTTCCTGTAAGCTTAATGACCATGTTTCGTGCATTAGAAGCTGCACCATCAGACATTGCTAATGCTGTAGTTCCTGCACCACCTGCGATAGATACCTCTTCATAACCACCGACAGCTTGTTCAACTAACTCTAAATTTGTATTTGTTTTCGTACCCCAAGTACCAGCATTTTCGCCAGTTGCTTGTAATTCTAATTTTAAACTTGTTGAATATGTTGACGCCATACTATTCCTTTATATTAGTTCACATTATAAATCATTTATGCAGCTCTATCAACCTCTGTCCATACAACTGATGTGCCCACATTGACTTCTTCCCAATTAATTAAATTAATAGATCCAAGTGATGCTGTTAAATCAAATCCTGAAACTGCCATTTCAACATCAGCAAAAGTGGTGACAGAACCCATTGCTGTTGTTAAGGCAACTCCACTTGGTGATTCAACACTGTCGTTAAAAAAGTTTATTGAACCAAAACCAAGAGTTGAACTCAACCCACTTGGTTGAGCTACAAAATCTGTAAAACCTACGGCTGTTCCTAAAGATGAGGTAAGAGCAATACCTGTTGCTTCACCCACTGTTGTCTGAGTAAAACCACCTAATGATAAAGTTAAAGAGAAACCTGAAAGTGAAACAATTTGATCACCTTGCTGTCCCCAGAGTCCTTCACCCCAAGTTAATTGTCCCCATCCATTGGACATGTAAAACCTATGTAACTCTTAAAATAGCTGCACCTGCCGTAAAAGCAGGAAACTGAATTGTAAATGTTCCAGATGTAGCTGTCTTATCACCACCAAAGTCTAATACACAGACAGCAGGATCACCTGTTGCTGTGTCATTATAAATCAAAGCACCTCTTGCAGTTAATGTCACACCTGTGAAAGATCTATCTGCAAAATCAACAATTGCTGTATTAGTTGATAATGATGTGCCACCATTTACTAAAGCCCCGCCACCACTCGTATACTGTCCTGAGTTTGATACTTGTGCATCAGTGGTAAAACTTGTTGTAGATTTACCTAAAACAGCACTATTAGTATACAAAGATAATTTAAAAGAGTTTCCTCCAGTTTGTTTAAAATTATGAGTTCCTTCAAAAAGTTCTTTTTTAAAAGAATTACATATTACACTAGTTGTTATTGCCATAATTACTCCATATTTTAAGGTGAGGGTGATTGAATTGGAATTCTTGGAACGCCTTCTTCGTACTGCCCTCGTCTTCTATTACCCATTTGTTGCATTGCAAAACCTTGAGTGCTTTCATTATACTTGTCTAAATACAATTTGTACATATCCATAGGGCCTTTTAAATAAGAAAAACATTCTGCCAATACACCATATAACAATAATTGATCTTGATAGGTTGACAAAAATGTACTGTTTGATGAAGTAAAATGAGGAGGATCAATAATGTAATTGATTTGAATTGTGTACGCTTGATCAGGTGTTGGTGCCAAAACAATATTTTGATCATCCCAATTCGCATAATATTTAGGTGTAGCATTTGTTTCACTTGGATTAAATTCAGAAATAAAACTTGTATCTCTTTTTTCTAAAAAATCTCTTACACCTGAATTTGTTATTTGGACAGATCGTAAATAGATCAGATCAGAGGGCATACTTAAATACCTTTGTGATGCAATAGTTGAGGTGGTAGCATATTTTCTTAAATCATCATAATCTACTTTACCCGCAATATCTAATTCTGTATTTCTTAAAAATTGATCTAAAAGAGTATCAGATAATACATTACTATCTACTTCTGTATAGTTTCTTACTTGTGTTAAAAAATTTGCGTGTGTTATTGCCATAATTTAATCCTCAACGTTTATAGTCCACCCCATCGCCGAGTGGTTTTGACAATAATAATATAATGTAGGAGCATCACTTGCGACAGTAATTTGTGTGTAAGCCCCACTTTGTCCAGGAACTCCGTTCGTTGCTACTCCTACTGTATATTCAGTGCCGCCCCCATGTGTGCCATTTGCTGTTGCACTTATTCTCAAAGGGTGATTGTCATTTGATGAATCGCTTTGATCAAAACGATAAGTTTTACCCCTTTTAAAAGTTAATGTTACATCAGCAGTTGCAGTAGAACCATCTATCGCAAATTTATTAGTTGATCCCACATTGTGATATGGATGATTTGAAGGATTACCTCCAACTACAGTAACAGCAAAAGTTTGAGTTATAACGAGAGCATCAACAGTGACGTTACCAACCTCAGCAGTTAATTCTCTTTTTCTATTTTCAGCAGAACCATCATCAGGCACCATACTACCATATTGTGGATCTGCATCTGTTGATGTTTGTGAAATAGAGCCTTCTGTCCTAAAAGCAAAATCACCTGGTAGTGTTAAATTAACAACAGCCTGTCCACCACCTCCAGAATCTGTTACAGTTTGATCTAATGTTGAATCGTTTATAAAAGGTTGTATTGGTTGTTGAAATCTTTGACTTCTAGCATTAGCAAGTCCAATGGCATCAGCACTAATGTGTTTTTTTCTTATTTGAGGCTGTTTACCTTCATATTCTGATTTGTGCACAAAAGATCCATTCCATTCTCTAACCATTTCTCTGTAAGGAAAGGCCATACCAGAGCGATCTGAAATTGCTTTTGCATATTTACCACGAGCATAGGGCATTTAAAACACCCCTTTAAACTTTGTTCCACGAACAGAAACACCACCACCATTAGAAAATTGTTGTTTTTTATTTTTAATTTTTTGAATGTCTTCTTTTAAACCACCACTTTTTGCCATACCTAATTGTTGATACACATTTTGTGAAGTTAAATTACTTTGACCTGTAAATTGTGGCATATTTCTAAAACTGTGACGAGTTTGTAATCTTTTTAAAGCAGCCGCTTGTTTATCATATTCTGGATCACCTGCTTTTTGAGCACGTGTAAATGTATCAGTAACAGTTTTACTACCTACTTGTCTATATTTTGGACCAGCATCTTGTGGTCTTAAAAAAGGGTCAGATGATGGAACTTGATAGTATTGTTGTCCAAAATTACCTTGTGTTTTTACAGCTCCTTTAGGTAAACTTGACACAATTTTACTTGGCTTAGCAGTTCCGAACATAGGTTGATTGTAAGACATTTCATATTGAGGAACACTTCTGGTTTTAGTGTAAGTGGTTGTCAAACCTTTTAAATTTTTTTCTGCAGCAGCTATTTCTGGCGATAAATCTCTGTAATACCCAGTGGTTCTAGTGGGACCTTTCATAGATTCATCATAATACTGACGAGTAGGTGTAAAAGTCTTTGATTTTAAATCCTCTCTTATTTTTTGAAATTGCTCTTCTGAGGGTTTGGCAAATTGTTTATCAATAGATTTAAAATAAGCCTGTCGCATTTGTTCAGGCATATTAAAAGTTGTTTTATATTGAATATCTGCACGCTTATCAAAAGTTTTTTGTTCTTGAGATGTTAATCTATCTCTATACCCTTTAATTGTTTTGTACAGTTCAGGACGAGATTGTTCAAGCGCTGACATATAGCCACCCACTTGTCTTTTAAATATTCGCATACCTTTCATATTACACTCCTTGTGGGAAATAAGTTTGAGGGGTTATATAAACAGATGTTCTTTGTCCATCTTCGTTTAAAGCCCTTGACAACTCATCCTCATAAATTAATTTATTTTGTTGTACTACTTGTGGATTATACTTCATAGACAAATAATATGCTAGACCAGCGACCATACAAGGTATAAATCTAAACACAACATCAGCTTGATTCGTATAACCACCAGCATCCTCTATTCTTTTTAAATAATAATATTTTACATAAGTATAAGTAGAGGCATCTGGTGTTTGATATAAAGTTATCGTTGGTGTTGTTTGCCTATCAATATAATACTGTGAAGGTTGTCCAGTAGAACCTTTATTAGGCAAAGCCGCATATTCACTTCTACTTATCTTAGTTAACGACACATCATTTGTTGAAGAAGTTGTACCTGTTGTTGTGCTCACATAAGCTTCAAGAATATCATTCGCATTCGTTGGTGCTGTGTAAGTCGCTGTCCCATTTGTCAGTAATTGTTCTTTTAGTTCTACTTTCCACAAGTGAACTCCGCGGTTTCCCCATTCGCTGAAAAGAATATTTAAACTTCTTCTTGCAGATTTTAAATCATACCCACTGTTAGTACGAGCACCTGTTCGCTCATATGCTTCTTGGATGATATCGTCAATATCGAGATCAAATGTAGTTGTTCCTGATGTGGCCATAATTCATCCTAATATATTGGTGTTTTCTTTTTAAAGCCACCCTTTGCCATTTTCACGCCCACAGGGCCACCATATTTTTTTCTTTCTATATCCTTTAATTCTGCTGATCCAAGCTTACTTGGTTTCAAAAGAGTATATGCCCCACTTAACACTGTTGGTAGAGCTTTTGCTGTTTTAGAAAGCACATTACCCACTTTTTTTTTCATTCTAAGATAATCTCTTTTATCAAGTCTATCCAATCTTTCCATAAACAATTGGTCTTTTGCTCTTTTACGTTCAAATGCTGCATTTACGGCATCTTTTGCTCTTTTATATTTTTGTTCTAGTTGTTTAATTTCAAAAACACCTTTTTTGCTATCTAATACTTTACCTGGTGGTTTATTTGCAAGTTTTCTACCTGTTGGATCTTTTTTAGCTTGTTCAAAATTTTGTTTAAATTTTCTATCCTTAAACTCTCTGTAAGGAACAAGTTCACCATTTGATGCCATAATTAAAGAACCCGATTTAACACCCATGGCTTCTTCAATAGCCATACCTCTTTTTTTCTCATAGCCAGATAATTGGCCGTCTTTGTTTAGATCAGCTTTTTTTGGATTTTTAAGTTCTTTTTTCATAGTTACAGTATATCCTTGTAATAGGT